TTCCAGAACGTACCATTTTTCCATTTACTCTGGCTTCATTGTTAGATCGTGGCTGCTCTGCAGCATACTTTTTGCAACGCTCGTCAAATAGCTGATCGCCACTCGTGAATCCTTTCTGCTTGGGCTCGGTAGAACCATAGCTTTCTTTAGGCGTTTCTTCTAGGTCACCCATGTACGCAGTTATTACATTGATTTTCATATGATTACCTTACCCTGTAGGTTGGCTTAGGTTACATCTATATAGGTCCTAGGGAGCACTAAAAAGCTGTTCCCTACGGCCTTAGAATTGAAATGAATTGGGGGAGAGTTGCCCCTCCCCCGCATCAATTAGGCTTGCTCGAACTTCCCTTTTGAGGGAGCACTAACACTGCCTTTTGCGATACCCATAGGTTTCTGATCTGGGCCTTTGCCGTCCATCCCCATTGAAGCTAGGGATTCTCCTGCAAAAGACTTTTTCTCAGTCAAACCATTATCGGGCATTTTGCCACTTGCACTATCTTTCATAATTTCCTCCTAGTACCATTCAATCATGACATGAACATGCGCCTGACCAGCAGGAGTACCGCCAGTAGGAGCTTTCAAAGTCAGATGAATATCGGTATCAGCTGGAAGTGCGTCGAGCACAAGGTCAGCAGCTGTGTCAGTCAGGCTCTGCTGAGCACCAGCAGCAAGCGTACCTAAACCCATGTTTACGTACTGCGTACCAGCGGCAGAAGAACCAAGATTGACAGCACCTTCCGAGGCGACGGCATTGAAAGTTTCGATAGCTTCAACATCAATCTCTTTGATGCTACCTTGCTTTCCTTCTGGGCCACGAATAATCATGGAACCAGTGCCTGCACCAAAGTCGTGGTAATAGCTGAATGCATAAGGACGTGGATCGCTGTAACTCATAACAATTTCTCCTTAAGATTGGCTATCCCACATCACGATACGTGACTGGGCTGCTTGTGTGTGAACGAGGCCGAAACCTCCCAAGTAATACCACGCAATACCACGGTCCCGTCCGAAGTCGCCAGGAATTTTCCCACGAATTTCTTCAGGAACAGCGATAGCTTCAGCAACAGTATCTTCACCAAAGAACAGGCACCAATCGGACTTGCCGTTGGACCATGCACTAGCTGAAGTACCGAGAGCTGCGGCACCTTTGTGAGTCTGCTCAACGAAACGCACACCCTCGTAACGACCAATCTCGCCGTTCATAATCATCTGGAAACCAGCATCAATATACTGCTTGATTCCTTCAAGATCATTCTTCAACGTTCGATAGGTTGAGGGTCGTGAGATTGAGTAGTAATCATCGTCAGCATACGCTGGGATGTTACGCTCTTTCATTGTGTCAACAATCAACTTGACATGCTCTTTACCAAGAGCAACGTTGTTAACCGTTGCAGACGCACCATTCTCTGTAACCACCAAAGAAGTCGTACTCGTACCTGCAGTAGGCGTGACGCGAACTTTCGCGGCATCGAACTGCGCAGCAGCAAGATTATCGAATCCTTTAGTAGCATCGTTTTTCAGCACTTTCCGGATAACTTCGGCCACAGGCTGCTCAGAGAGATCATCCAATTTACCGGTATACGGTACGCTGTTACCAGCTTCCGTAATGGTCATGGTTCCCTGAGAAATAGTGAACGAGGTTTCTGGGATGGTGCTGGTCTCTGTTAGTGTCGTGCCTTGCGTGGCAACGTCACTGTACACGTTCCAATGGAATGTATCGCCGCGATGTAAGCCCTGATGCGCTGCGTCTTTTACGTCGCAGAACTGACGGAACTTGACCATCGGCTGAACTGCCATCCGAAGAAGGCGGCTCAGGTTGTCAGCATACATATAACCACCAGAGGTGTTAACTGACCATACTTGTCCAGCCATAATTAACCTCCAAAAGAGTTATAAGTTTTGGCCTCTAGCTTTACGCATTTCTGCAACAATTTGAGATGGTGTCATAGGGACATCATTCTTCGCATTGCCAGCCGAAGCCCTTACGGATTTAGGTTGTCTCACAATTTTTTGCTTGCGATTAACCCGTTCATTTGAATCATTACTAGTTCCAGCCCACTCACGAGTGTACTCAGCAGCTGCATTGATAATCTGCGACGGTGTCCAATTAGGATTTTGCTCCGTTAGGGTAATCGTCTTCCTATCTGCAATCGCTCGAAGCTCCTCAGATTGTGCAATATCTGGATAGTCTTCATTAAAAGATCTTACTGCATCCTCTAATTCAGACTGATATGCTGCCCTCTGAATATGATCTTGCTCTGCTTTTTTTCTTGCTTCGTGAGAAAGAATAGCTTGATTTACAACCTCTTCTACATTTTGGGTAGCATTGCTGCGCCCACTATTTGCCAAGGTCCTGAGTAGTTTAGCAGCCTCCGCTGCGTCATCCTGGAATAATGCTTCATGGTATTTTTCGACAATGTCTTCAACACCTTCGGCTTCTTCCTTTTGCTCAACGTCCTGACCGGATGGTTGAGAATTTAACATTCTTAATTGTTCTTGAATCTGCTGCTCTCGATACATAAGCTCTCGCTCTTTAACAGCAGCAGCTTGAAACTTTTCTTGAGATGCACGATCTTTCTGGTGAGAAGACTTTAAAGAATCAAATGGTACATCTACTTCTTCACCATTGACTTTAACTTTTGTAACCCACTGTTCGCCATTAAACCATACTGGCGCATCTGGAGCTTCTTGAGCTTCTTCTTCTAGTGCTTCTTCTACGTGCTCTTCTTCTCGTCGTCTATTATATATTTCTTCTAAAGCTTTTTCCCTTGCAGAAAGTGGGTTTATTTGAGCTTTATTAAGATCATCAACAACGTTCTCTTCAACAACTTGTTCCAACTCTAACGCATCCTGAACTTCTTGTTGGGTAGCGTTTTCCATATTACTATCTCCTTATGGTTCTAACACACCAGAAGATTTGTATTTTGAAATCTTATCAGCATTCTCCCCTTCTTGTATAATACTGTCAAACCACTGCAGCGTTTTTAAGGGTGTTGAGAGATCAGAAACAATCTTCCGGTACTCTTTTAGTTCTTCTTCTGAAGAACCCTTAAATCCGTTTAAACCAATATCTTCTAGATTATTAATTCCCTTTATGTATTCATTTAGGGCTTTTGTTAATATTGCTTTACCTACGGACGTATTTAAAAAATCTTTTGTAGTATGACCTATTCTTATTCTTTTAACTAAGTCATCAATCCCGACTTCACGGGGATCATAGTAATCCATATTATCCTACTGCGTAAGGTATTTTACCATAGTCGTCTCTAGCCATTACTCCAATATCGCCTTCGTCAACCATCTCTTCCTGCCTCGCAATCTCAGAATCTGCTATCTGATTAATTAAAGCTTCTCTTTGTAGCATTAACTCCGCACGTCTAGTTGCTACGTCTTCTTGCTTTAATTGTAAATCAATATTCTTAAGTTGCGATTCCATCTCTTTTTTGCGCATCTCTGTGCCGTACTTCATATTGGCAACTTCAAGATTGCCTTGTTGTTTCATCTGTTCAATGGTAACTCTATTTTGTAACTTACCTTGTTCAGACTGAATGTATCCTTGCATCTCTTCAAGTTGCGCTGTAAGTTCTGCAACCTGTGGATTCTGCTCCATCATAACAAAACGTTCACCGTCCTTATATCCAAGAGCGCCAAACACTTCCTTTACAATCTCCTGAACATTTAAACTTTCTGCAAAACCTGGAAGACCTCCAAGCATCTGTATTCCAGATATAAGGTTTTGAACTTTGCGTAATGGATCTGTAGCGCTAATTCCAACGTTAACCTTTAACAGAACCTCGTACTTTAACAGATCGTTTATAACGCCTTGGTATTGCTCATTAACTTGAATTGCTGCATCGCTTGCTAATTCAAGAATAATTTCATCTGTTTCGTAGTACTGCTCAAGACGCATAAGCTGTTTAAGTACACGCTCTACCCAAGTTTCAGAAAAGGTTCTAAGAACATACTCTGTAACTGTTCCACTGTTGCTTGCCATAAGAGACATACCACCAACAGTTTCATTTAAAGATCTAGCACCCTGTACCGTAGACGTTGAGAAGTTACCCTGCAACTCGTCAAAGTCCATATTGATTCTATCCTGTTCTGCATAAGCTGAACCTGTAACATCTCTAGTATCAATAACACGTACATCGTTATCTGGATCATCCATCTCTACTGCGCCACCAGGGACAGATCTAAACAAAGCATCTAAGTCAATGTTTCTATCTCTGCGAATATGGTAACGTTTGTTCATTGCTAAACGAACATTGTCAAACCTTTGGTTCCATATGTCGTTAGCAGCGGCCTGCAATTCTTGAGTTAGCTCTACTGTTCCTGCTGGATAAAGTCTATGAGATTCTACATTGGTGTAACCCATCACATAGGGACGCTCACCATTCCTTAACCAAGGATACTCTTCTAGAAGAGGTTTTGGATCCGTAAGCATTGCATCAGTTCCTACTGTATAGTAGCACCAATCCATTCCTTCTCTGCGAACAATGTTTTTATGTATCCAGACAATCCTGTAAGAATCAATATCACCATAACCAGCATCGTTATCTAATCTATCCTCTCTTGGCTCATCCCTAATCATTCGGGTGGTATCATCATCTTCATTTGTATCAGAAGCTAGAAGCTCACCGATAGGAATATCTAACCACTCTCCATCTATCATTTTTTGTCTAACATCTTGAACGTACATAGGCATAAGATGAATGATGTAAGGACTGCTTTCCATAGGATCATGCCAGTCAGCAGCAGGATCAATTCTAATATTTTCTGGAGAAATAAGATCTATAATAGGTTTATCTTTAATAGATGTCTTCTGTTTAGTTACAACGGGATTACCATCAGCATCCATAACGGGTCTGTTCTGGCTATCTACATTTAAATAAGACTCTTCTTTCTCTTCATATTCCCAATACTGATGGCTTACACATATGCCCTGTACAGCTGCATCTTGCAAGGCTGCAGACATTGTCTGGAACCAAGGAAGAGTGTTTGTAAGCCTGTACTGCATGATAGATTGAGATACTGCTGCAGCTGCAACCTGATCTGGATCGTTAGGATTTCTAGGCTGAACACTTACAACATCCTCGTTTGTAAAAAAAGCAACAGCCATAGCAGACTGAAGGTTTCTTACAGCAGTTCTGGTCTTTGGTCTAAAAAACCTAGATCTTTTATCATACGCTCCAGTGTTATACTTAGAACCAGGGGGATGTTTGCTGTTGAACAAAGAAATGCTTTTTTCCCACTGATCTCTAAGATTGGTATCAATCCAATCACTAGACTCTTCATAAGCTTCACGAGCAATACGCAGCCAAAAATCTTCTATATAAGGAGTATCCTCCATCTGTTCAACAGATATATTTTCTGAACCCTCCGTAGGAGGCTGCGGTCTAATTCGGCTCATCTAGAGTAATCCCCATTAAGTTTGCCTTTGGAATCTATTGATAGGTCATGGTACAGTGTGTCATCAAACTGACCCCTCTTCTGCCTAAACCTTTCTAGTATTTCTCCGCCAGCCATAACAACCATTTTATAATCGTTGTCTATTTTATCAGTATGAAGAACAAATCCCCAGTTACCAGAAAGACGCATTGACTTTACAGAAACAACTCCGTCCATTACATGCACAGCCCATAACCACCCAGGATACTTTTCTTCTAATTTTTCTGCAATATTCCTAGCCAACATATTGTCATTTAAAGAGTATACGTTTGACTTTGCAACATCTAAATCCATTACTTTTTTCCCTTCTTTTGTTTCTTTTTTACAGCGGTTTCGGTATAGAAAACTCTGTTTCCATTGTCGAATATATATGTTGGTGTTGGATACTTAAGAGAAGGATCAGCCTTGTAGCACTCATCCATCCAACTCCAAGTAGTTTCTTTTGTTTTTATATCACCCATATTGTAGGTTTCCATGTTGGGTCTTTCCAGACTGAGCTAGGAGATTTACCATCTATTGTAAGTATTCCGCTAACAGGATCATAAGAATGAGTCTGCCCTACAATTGGCGCTCTACCATAAGCACTCCAAGTATTTGGATCTGTTGCCCAAGTGGTTGATATGGTGTACCACTTGATTAAATCCATTGACAATGAAGCAGCAGGAATATTTTTAAAAACTCCTTTAGCATATATTGGTACATAACCAGTAATAGATAAAGATCCCGCTCCTATGCTTGGCGAAAAACTTATACCTAAATCAGGAGAAATACCATTAAGAGTTAGGTTTACACTGTTTGGATAAACTATATGATTGTTAGGATTATCTGGAGCATATCCAGTTAGGCTTGCACTATATGTACTAGGGGTAAGATAGTAGTCTTCCCAATTATAAGTAGTTGCATTCCAATTATCTGGATTAGAAGCCCAAGAAGCCCAAGGATTTGTCATTCAACTATTCTCGCAATTACTTTTTTATCTTCCCAGTTAATCCTTGTTTCAACAACTCTTTTTTCGCAAGCATACCTACCACCTTTGGTATCATGCCATCCCTGTCTTTTTAAAGTTCTTTTCATTGCAAGACATCCAGGCATACCCATCTCTACCCACTCGCTAGTTACTGGGTCTTCCCAAAATGCCATGTGTTCTTTAATTTCGCCATTTATATATAGAAGTAAAACAAAAAGTGTTTCCATTCAGTGCGCCCCATTTCCATTTGCTTTCATCTCCGCGTAATTATCGCGCAACGCTTCAAGTTTTCCTTCTAAAGAATCAACTCGACCTGATAAAAAGTTTAACGTTAGTTCTTGTTGCTTGTTAATTGACGCCGCTTTATCTTCAGAAATTTCTTTTTCTAAAGCATTGAGTTGCCCTGCTGTATGCTCTAATAATAAAAACATTTCTTGGGATGAGGCCGTGCTGATCTCCCCTCTTTGTAACTGCTCTGAGAACTGGCTGTTAGAATCAACCTCCGCTCTCATTAAGGTAAGGCGCATATCATGTTGATTGAGGCGTTCCATAGTGCCAAACCAAGCCCATGTCCCAATTGCAACAGCAGACGCTAAACCAATTAAATTACGAAGCGGCAACGAAACTCCCGTTCGATCCGAAAGTTGAATTGCTTTTTCTTCAGACATTTTTATGGTTTAGGATATTTTGTTTTAACCGCCTGACGATTTGCTTCCAACGCAGTGACAGATGCCATGCGTTCTTCGACCACGCCTTCCCATAGAGCAACGATTAGTTCGTCAACAGATGGGTACTCCGCTTGTCGATCACGTTGGTATTGCGTTGAGTCGTATTTGGCTTGTAGTTCACTTCGTTTTGCATCGAATTGATCCCACGTTACTGCATCACCGGGGTCGCCAAAAACTGCCGCGCCTTGATCGTCAACGCTTACTACATACCTTATACAAGTAGAGATTCTAGACTCTGTAATCTCTCCATCAATGCAATAATCAGCGGATGGTCTTAATGCCTGAATAATTTGAAGTTGGTCAATCATGCCAAGACCTCCATCGCTATCAATTGATAAGTTCTTCCATCTCGAAAATAGTAGACCGTGTTAGTAACCGCTTGTACATAAAGAGAATATTCGATTGCTGACGTTGTTGAAGGTGAGTCAATGTAAGTTCTGCAATACGGAATAATTGAAAAATAAGGCCATCGGTATTCGGTCAAGCTTGCGTCGATTGCGGCATCCCCCGCCCCGCCCACATTTTTGTAAAATTTTTGTACCAGACCCCGACTCCCGTCTCCCGCTGAATCCCAATCTGGGCCATTTAACATCAAAATAATTTTTGAGGATGTTGCTGACGGAGTTATAGTTACGTTCAAGCCAGTGTCTACATAAGCGGCTGTTGTTACTGTGTTGCTACCAGTTTTCGTTCCAAAAAGAACTTGACCAATCTTTCCTGCACTCAAATTGCTTACTGTTGCTCCCGCAAAATCAACAGTGCCGTTAATATCAAGAGTAGCGCCAGAAGCAATATCAATTTCACCACCACTAGGAATTGAAAAAGTATCTCCTGAATCGCCTAATGTAAATGCAGTTCCAGAACGAGGACTTATTTTATTAGTTTTGACTTCGCTCATTTTGGATATGCCTCCTTAACGGCTTCGACAGCATCTAACCAAGTGCGTGAGCCTTCTGTTTGATCGTGGTACATCATGTCCATTTGTGTTTGCCAAGACGGATATGCTTCGGCTCTTGCTCTTGCGTATGCTTGTGAATCGTATTCGGCTTGCCACTCAGCGTTCGCTGTTTCAATTTCTGCTTCGGTTGGTTGTGTCGATCCACTGTTCCATTCTTTGATATAGACGCCGTCACCATCATCTTGCAGAACAAAATCAACGTTTGGCGTAAAGCCTAATTTTTCTAATCCGTCTGAAGTAATCATGTCATCCTCACAAATATGGCTCGACAGTTTTTATTTGATGTTCCGTTGAACGATGAATAGTTAGCGACAAGCGTTCCATTAGCGCCGGAACGTATATACACTTCTAAATAATCCGATGATCCATTAAGAGTTGCGTACGCGCTCATCGATACTTGAGGATAGTTACTTCCTGGTGAAACTATGTCGCCTTCAGTGTTGTAAACTTCAGCACCATTTTTATAAAGGTACATATCCATCACGTCCTCGCTTGACGTTCCTGTTACCTTACCTTCAGCCAACACTAAATAGGTTCCTGATTCGTCTGGTTGAAAACGATAATTTGTCGATGAGTCGAACCAACCTTCTGGATCAACATCTTCGCCGTTAAATTGAAGTTTTGTTATTACATTTTTCGTAATAGATTGGCTTGATGTTCGATGGACTGCTGTTATTACATTTGAAACTCCAAAACCCGAAGCAGTTCCTGAATTTGTCAGGGTCACACCTGATGGCACTGTAAACGTATCCCCCGAATCACCAAATGTGAAACCAGTACCTGTGGCAGGGCTTATCTTGTTTGCTTTAATCTCACTGCTCATAATTCACCCACCAATGTTGCAAGAGATTCAACGTCTGCAATCGAATCAATGTTTGTTTGAATGGTTGCGTACTTGTCTCTAATGGCTTGCCTTGATGCCTCTGCTTCTGTTGCGTTAGCGTCAGGAATCTGCTTCATAATGACTTCATCGTATGGTGCAAACTCTTCAGCACGTTTAGTTCTGCGTATTTCGTGAGCAATGCCTTTTGCTTTTTCAATGTTAATAACAATCATTCGGCGTACTCCCATGCGTTGCGAAATGTACGATCAGATGGGACTTCAGACTCATTAATAATTTGATAATCCTTACCGCTTGGCACATCTTTAGCGGCTAGTTCTTCAATCGTGTGGGTTTCTAAAAACTCAGGTGCGGGAATGATTACTGCCACACCGCCGTCATCTGTTGGATAAATTATTCTTTTCATTGTTATCTCACCACCATTGCCCAGACATCTTGCATATCGTAAATATTTGATCCGGGGTATGCGCCTGTTCTAATGCGAAAAGCGGAAGCAGTATTTACCCAACCTACAGTACCCCAACCACCGTAACCAGTATCGTCATATCGAACATTAACTGAAATTGCATAATCAATGTCAGGCATTGCTGTTGTTAAATTTACGGTGTAATCACCAGTTGTGTTATCTGTGACACTGCTTACATTTCCAGATGCCTTGACTGATAAAGTTCCAGTGCCGTCAAAGTTAACCCAAGCCCGAACACCAAATGCCGTAACAGTAGAGCCGTAGCCTGAGTTGAATTTTAAGTTACCGCTAGGGTCGATACTCATACGCTCAACAGCAGTTCCGGGAGAACCGCCAGTATTGGTGAGAAAACGCATAGCCTGAGTAGCGCCAGCGGGTGTATTGCCAATAGCCACAATATCTGCTGTGCGTATTGGAGAATTATCCCAGTATCTTAACCAAAGCCCTTCGCCTAGCGTGTTGTAATCATAAGTAGGTGTACTTGTGCCTGATGAACGAACACCAACAGTGGTAGCCGAAATACTTACCGTATCTCCAGAATCACCAATAGTTAAATCCGTTCCGCTTTCGGGAGAGATGCTGTTTACATTTATAGTGCTCATACGATCACCAATGTACCAGTAACAATGATTGTACCTGTCATAGTTACTGGCCCTGCAAGAACTGCTGATTCAATGGTATGATCTCCATCAATGGTTTCCTGATGAATAAAGAACCCGTCTTTTGCGGGCGCTTGACCTATGTATTGATTTCCATTAACTACTTCAGCCATGATTCCTCCTTACGTAGAAATGCTATCTACATATGAAACCCACACATCTAAAGCAGATCCTGTGTTAGATTTAATATGAAGGACATCTGTGTTTTGCATTACAACCTTTGCGCCACCCTGAATAAGTTCTACAGAAGAACTAGGTGGAATGGTTAGGCTTTTGCAAATGTGGTAGTCAGTACCAGAGCCTGTCTTATCAATGTAACAATCGCAAGTTACAGCGGCTGTAAGGATGTTAGTTACTCTAATACCAATTAATGCGTCATCAGAGTTACTAGTAAGAAGAGTTGTCTCTCCCGTTCCTACCGCTGATGCCGCCGCTCGTTCAAAATCTTGTGCCATTATGCTCTCCTATAACGCAATAGCCATAGCAACTGCAAAACCAGGAGATGCCGCTGTTACGGTTCCCCAAGAAGCATCAGTGCCATCTGTGGTTAAATATTTTCCAGACTGACCAGACATATTAGGTACGATAGCCGCAGTAGATGACGATGGAAAACTATTCTTAAGAACAACTTTTAACATTCTAAGATGGTCATCGCCTTCTGCTACAGGGTCTGAAACTGTAGGGTTTGTGTTTACTAATTGAGTTACCCAACTTGCGCTTTCTAGTGCCATAGTTCCCCCTACGTAAGTTCAAAAATACCAGTAGCGCTAGGCGTTACGGTAAGTGTGTTGTTTTGCGCTAATGTAAACTGGCTTGATGTTAAGCGAGAAAAACAAACTAGTTTTCCGCCTGACTGATAAATAACAGCGTATTTAACATTAGATACATCACCACCAGTAGCGGTCCATACGCAAGCCGTTGAGTCAAATCGATACTTGTTTGTTGCCGCTGATGCCCATGTTCTGGAAGAAACTGATTTACCTCCAGTAGCATACCCATTACCGTTAGCTACTTCATTGCCAAGAGAGGCTTGAGTAGACAGTGCAACGTTATTTACGTTTGCGCTTGCGGCGCTTGTATGCAAGGCCATATAAAATTTAACGCTAGTACCGTCAAGGTCAAACTGACCATTACCAAGGTACTCCCTAAAACTATTGAAAAAACTCCATGCTGTAGCCGCCATTTAAGCCGCCTCCTTTAACGATTCTGGATTCTTAATGATGTGTGATATAAGTCCTTCGCCATGAACAATAAGATCATAGCTTGAGCCTGTAACGCTTATTAACTGAACAAACTCCTTTGCCTGATGATAATGGGCTACAGTGCATCTAAATTGCTTCCCACCTACAACCAAATCTATCTCTTCTTCCTTATCATTTTCTGGCTGCTCATATGCGTGGTGATGATCCATAATGCAGCTATCAAAACCAAAAATTTCAAACTTATGAAAGCCTAAAATTCTTAACAAATGCAACGCTCTAAGTGTTACTGTAGAGCCACCCATAATAGGGAAGAAGTCTTCATATGCTTTTCCGTATTGATCCTTAAGAACGTCTATGTTTTCTTCTTGAGTATCACAATGCCACAACCAAACATTGAGGCCTGAAAGCATTTTAAATACCTCTGGATGACATTGAGATGCCATTAAGTATTTACATGTATCTACTGGAGTTTCAATAAATCTTTTGTTAAACTCTCTGCTGTCTAGCATTATAAAAGCATTAGGAATAATTCCATTATCTAGACAATATTGATAAGTTCCATTTACTGTTACAATTGGAACGCCATCTTCGTATCTTTCCCTTACTATATCAAATGTATCTTTAAGTGATGGACCACCAGTAACAAGGCATATTTCTTTGCCCCACTGCGTTTCAAATGGCTTTACCTGTGGCAATCCAAGAGAAACACTGTTTTTTATATTATTTCTTATCTCTTCTTTATCTGAATTTACAGCAACAAATATATCTGGAATTGGCTGTAAGACTTGAACAGAAGGCGGATAACCTTTAAATGAATTCAAGCGTTAAACTCTAGTCTAAGCTCTAATCCAAGAGCTGCAGTTCCAGAGCCTATTTGATCTATGTCAAATCTTATTACATCAAACTCATCAACTAAACTGTTTGTTCCGATAACCGGAGGCGCTACCGCATCTTTACTATCGTTTTCTCCAGCGTCAATAGTTAACAAAGTAGTTAACATGTCAACACCTTTGGTTTGATTATGCACTTGAATGTTTGTTGTTGATCCTGCTGCAGCTGTATATACATGCCCACCAACAGTATTAAGCCTAAGCCCGTCAAATGTAGATGGTATAACAATCCTAGCAATTCCGTCTCCTACATAAGTAGGAAGTCCGTCAGCAATAACTTTAATCACTAATGTTCTATTTGAAAAAGATGTAGCATTAGCTAGTATTTTTCTATTATCGCCAGTAGTTGCATCATAAATAGCAATAAAGTCGGAATTAATATCCATTGAACTTGCTACATTAAGATTATTTATAAGCTCTAATTTAGCATTGTTAAGATTACTAAGGTTATTGTCCATCTCTTCAAACGTAAGAGGACTGCCTTTTGTTTCTCTTAATGTTAGATCTGCCATTTATTTAAATCTCCAGTTACCAAATGCCATTACTTTTCCATCGTCTCGTATAGTTATACCTGCGTCTATAGTTTCTGTAACAGGCTTAAGAAGCATTAACTCATAGTAGTTTTCTGAGGCGTAGTTAAAAGTAGCCATAAATGGCAGGTTAATAATATTAGCCGCACTAATAGTAACTAAAGCTAGCGCGAATACATATAACTCTTCATCGTTTTTCTTTACAAAGTCTTCCCATCTGTCCCATTCAGACTTTGTTGTTTGTCCTTGATCCCATTGCATTGTTTTGCATGTTGCTGATCCCCTGCCGTTTCCAGTTCCCACAACTCCCTTGTACGAGCAAGCAATGTCTCCATATTTTTTTGCCAATGCGCTTGTTCCGTTGAGGTCGTACTCAGATACGACAACGGGCTTACCAATCCTAAGTGCTTCTTCAATACTTTTCCTGAACTGTGACTCACTTAGATTAAAACCAGTTTGCAAATATATAACGTCTGCATCTTTGTAGTATTCAGGTTTTACTCCTGGTGTTAAGTGAACTCCAATAGGTTTATTAACGCCTTTCTTTCTAAGGTTCTGTATAAGAACGCTTACCTCTTGTGCTGAGTAATACTCATCGCATTCAAGACATACAACGTAGTGACTAACTAAATCGTCTACTGCGTCTACTACTTGATTTTGGTAATCTATTTGATTCTGTAATCCCTGTTTGTATACTTTAGGACTATCATCAGATATTAGCCACATTACAGGAGCCAAATTTTTATCACGCAACTTATTAAGACGATCACGCCAAGCAACTCTATTAACACCGTCAACCGCCTTAAACATTGGATCATGGTTTCTAGCCATGACATCTGCATGGGTATCACCATTTAATTTTAATTTTTCTATTACCTTCTCTCGCCAGATATTATTTGTGTCATCTGACAACCAAGACAAAGTGCTGTACTGAGATGCGCCTATTAAAAAAGTACTTCTGTAATCAGCAACCACAGTAGCAAATCCTGCGCTTACAAAAAAACAAAACAGTATTAACGATGCAAACTTTTTAATCATTTTTCTTTCTGTTTAATTTTGTTGGACCTGGCAAAAACCATCCTAATACCATAGGAATTACAATTATCAAAATAAGTAACCAACCTCCCATTTCCGCAAGAGAGCCAAGCAATGTAAAAAAGTTATCAGGCGCCTTGATAATAGTCTGAGGCTCTTGGCCTGTTGTCAAAACCTCCGTCATTACATCTGTCGCAAAGGCACCCGTCATGGCTCCCAGTATCGGCGCACCGACACCCCCACTGATCACAGTCCCAACAACCGCACCCGTTCCCGCTCCTGTCGCTACTATCGTTGACTCCTTTAGAGCTTGACATCCAGTTATTACTGCACAGGAACTGATGGCGATGGCGATCCAAAGATTGCGGACAAAATAGCGAATACTGCTATCACTGCAATTACTATTTTTACTTTTCGATCTAACTGGTTCCATCCTCGTTTTACGCTGTCCCACATAAACTACCTCCTAAATATTATAAAATTATTACAACGGTGGAAGAGCAATGCTGTCGCCGCATCCGCATCTTCTTGTACTTTCACTTGGATTAACCACAAATTTTTGAGAAAACCCTTTATCTTCGTAATCAAGATTACCGCCTTGTAAGTATGTCTGCGATGTCTTGTCTGCGAATACGGTATTCTTTCCAATGCTCAACTCTGTGATACCTGTCAATTGAATTTTCTCCAAGGTAATCATTAGGCCATTGCATCCGCCACCCTTTAATCCTATCTCTAAGCACTCTCCAGAATTTAAAACTTTGTTTAATTGTTCTTGAGCTTTCGTAGTTACAATCAATTTTTTTCATTTCCTTCCAATCTTTTATTTATTTTTTTTAGTATATTGCTAGTTGTATTGGTTACCAAAGGTGGTGCAATGCCGTGAATGAAAGCAGTAGCGCTCCCAACCAGCATAAAGCCAGATATAGACATTGCTTTTCGTAAGTGTTGCAGATACGATTCATTATTTTCCTTTAAATGTTTCATTTTTTCTTAGCAGTTTTAGCTGACCTTTTAAAAGATTTGTTAGTTGGAGCGCCTTTGCTCCCAGGTTTTCTCATAGACTCACCAGAGCCAGATTTAATTCTTTTTCGTTTTGCGTGTATGTTTGCGTACAATCCTTTCTTAGCCATTAGCATTTCCACCTTCGTCGTGCTTGCCTTATTCTTGAGTTTGGATCATTTTTTGTTTTAGCGCTAGAATTTTTTAACTGTCCAGCTGATCTAGCACAATAAGACTTTCTTCTTTTAGCATCTTTAGATCCTTTTTTAGGACTTCCTGTTACGGCTGTCTTAAGTTTAGATCCTGGATTTGCTTTGCGATGAGCGGCTACTCCCGCCTTTGTCATTCCAGCGCCTGATTTAGTTTTTCTAAAATTAGGCTTTTTTCCTGTAGTGGTTTTTGGTATAGGTTTTTGTTTTCTAGAAGCCATTATTTATTCATTAACCTTTCTTCTAGTTTGTCTATACGATTTAAAACTCTATCTATTGCTCCATGCAACTCTGCTCTACTTACCGCTTGAGCTCCCAATTCTGTAATACGGTTATGCAATATTTTATCTTCTTCTTGAAGCTTATCAAATAAAGAAAAAACTCTACGAAGTATAAAAGCAAGACCGATGCTTAATACCCCAAACAACATATCAACCATTGCAGACTCTTCCATCACGTTTCTACTGGAAATATCGGATTAGGGTTTATACTTAAAGATGTCCCATTAGATTGACCCGCCCAAACAATACAAGCCTCTTCTTTGTGTTTAAGATTTTTAGTAATAACTAATGTAGATGTAGTTCTTTTTTCATTAACGAATAAAACAAACGTTGTGTTCATATCTAGATGACTCATAACTACTGGAACTTCCTGATAGTTATCATGAAGAATATCTATCATAGCCATAAATCCTTCAGTACAACCAAGACTCATCTTGATTTGTTTTTCGTACATACCTTCAGGCATTTCATCTTGAGCTTTTAATAGTACAGGAAACATTATAACAAACATAACAAAAGTAAATGCAGCTATAGTTGCTAATAAATATTTAATATGGTTCATAGTTAATCATCCACACAATATCCAGCAACCCAGTATGTAGGCTGAACATAAGGAAGAACTCCATAAGGAATATCACGAGGCTGTCTTTCGTAGAAAGCTTTGCCATTACTCATCTTGTAAGCTACACGCCTAGGTTGATAAGTTCGTCGTCCTATTCTCCTTGTTCTTGCCATTAGTAAGCTGCCTCTGCCTCTGGCTCCAGATTCCTGTAGGTGCGAATAACTGGAGGTGTTGGGTCAATATCGTATATTCTTGATAGTGCGTCTAAAAAATCAGGGTGAATTGTAGGAAAAAGATTGTACTCATTATCTCTTACCCATTTTGCTAAATCATAAACAACGTCACTTTCATCTTTACGCATTATTTTCCTAGACATAAGAAACTCTTGCTTCCTGTCTTTTACGTCTAACTGCAAAGATGTAAGTCTTTTTTTATCTGTTGGGTAAGGCCAAAAAAATGAACCATCTTTTAGATCAGGCTCTAATCTTTGTATCCTATCCTTTTTGGATTGTGACCCTCCACCACCAACCCAGTTTAATTCATACACAGGAAAGCTTTGCCCCTCTATACGCATCATTTCTTTAAAATGGTCTATGTCCGATTGAGCCCCATACCTCTCATACCCAACTTTTACTTCTCTAATTCCTGGGGCCATCTTCCATTTAGATCGTAACTTTTTTAAATAGTCCCAACGCTCTGAAAGACTTAATCTGTGACAAACTCCATCGAGTAAATATTTATTATAGAACGAATCAACACCAACAACGCACATAGCTGTTCTGTTGGATCCTTTCTTCTTAGAGCTAGCTGGATCTACAAGAATATATACATTCATTGTATACGGTCTTATTTCCCACTCTCTCCACCACTCTGATTTAAACGCTACATCACTACCAGCAATTGGGTTTAGTAACTGCTGACAAGCTACAGTGTATGTAGAAGTTGTTTTTTTAATCTCTTCCCAGCGCTCATCCATCAGGAACACTGGTACTCCATCCATTTGACCGTTGTGTGTGGCTGGATGTATACGAGGCTTTACCGCTGCTCGTTGTAAAATTGTTCCATACGTGTCACCGTATGAATATCTTGTACCTGCGTACTGATATCTTGGATTGTGTGTAGACCCAAGGTTTAATGATAGCTCCCATTGCGTGGTTGTCTTTGCTATCTGCTCTGGAGTTGATACACTTTCCTGAACAACAACATCATCGTATATAATTAATGAAAAGTGTCTACCCGTTGGTTGTCCATCCACTAAACCGTGAGCTTCTACCGTTTGTTCTTTAGGGTTTGAGCTTCTTTTTACACAAAGACCTTCGTTTTCTGCCCATTTAGGAGCTTGCTGCCTAGGTTTTTCGTAAAGTATATCTGGATATAACCCTTTAAGTTTTTCATTTACCTCTAACTCTTGCATAACTTGCCGCAAAAATGGCTTAGCCTGCTTAGAAGAGAAAGATAAAAGACCTATTGTTATATCTGGATTACATAATATTTCTTGAACACAACCAAGAAAAGTTATTATAGTACTTTTATAATGAAATCTTGCCCAAAGATCGAGTCTTCTATCTCTGTCATTTTCGACCTCACGGCATCTTTCATATATCCAAGGGTGAAGCATGTCATGACGGTTACAGAGGAAAACACCAAGATAATACCTGTCAAGCTGGCCGAGAGTACGAATAAAAGTGTCATCAAGATTGGGATCGCTATGACACTTAGCATATGCAGCAACGACTTGATCGTACTCTGCACCTTGCGCCCACTGAGCAAATTTGATAGCTGCTTCAGCATTCTTTGTATCAGCAAAAGCATCTTTAGTTATCTCTGGTAGGCTCACTTTTTCTCTACGTCGGGTCCCTTTGCTTCTTCAGACCAACCATTATCTTTTTTATCTTCAACAACTTTGAACAGAATGGAACCATCTTCTTGAACTTCAGTCCTATACGTCGTAGGAGTTAGCTTCCATACCGTGAAC